TCGCTGGTGAGCACCTTCGATCCAGATTTAAGCGAGCACTCTGCGGAGTCTGACGGCGGGTTCACTCGGGAGCATTGGCGCCCGCATATCGACGGCGCCGTACCTGAAATTGATGTGAAGCTAGGCGCCGGCGAAGGCGCTATCGGCGAGGTGATCAACCTTCCCGTCGGCGACGCCAACATTTCCGGGCATCGCGTCGTCGCCGAATGGCTTATCCCGAAGGATTATCTGCGAAGCGAAGCTAAAGCCTCGCCATCTCATACGCTGGTCATGGAAGTCGTTGGCGATTCGATGCATCCAACCTATGCGCCAGGCGATCGCGTCCTCGTCGATCTATCCCAGAACCGAATGGTCTCCGACACTGTGTACGCGATCAGCGACGGCACTGCGGAGCCGCAGATTAAGCGGTTGCAGAGGGTGCCGTTCTCAAGTCCTGTCGAGGTCAAGATTATTTCGGATAACCCGAACCTCGAGACCTTCACCGTCGAGCTCGACCGGTTGACCATCATCGGCAGGATCTGCGGGCACATCGCCCGCAAGTGAGGCTATTTCCGCCTCCTGAGGAACCGCTCATCGCGCGTCCTGATGTCCGCCACGACTATCCCGACCACCAGCGCTTGGAATTGCTCCCGGCTGAGCCGGTGCGCGCCGCCACGCTTTTCTTGAGACAGTAGCAATCCCCCTTCCCCATCGAACGTGTTGCTGACGCGGAATAGGTCAAGGCAGCCACCGACATCGACGAGGTAGATGCCCTCGCCTTGATACGCGGTGACCGGCGCCAGAAGCGCGTAATCGCGTCCACCTCGGAGCGTCGGCTCCATTGCATCTCCGTTCACCGCATGAACTCGAAATCTATCGGATAGAACCTCTTCCGGCGCCACCACCGGAAAGGACAAGTCGTGCATTTCAATCCCTCGTGAATTCTACACCCCCAGCATCAGAGTGCATCGGACGTTAACCCGCCCGTTGCGCTTGGCGACACCGGTAATTGCGGCGCAAGGATTACGGGGAAACTTCATGAAAGCGTCACACAAGCGCGGCGCCACGTCCGCTGGCGATCAGCCGTATGACAGTTTTGTGACAATCCACCGGTAATAACCCATACGATTCTGTGGTTCGGCTGCAGTTTTCTATTCGGTGTTGCCCAATGCCGTTGGGCCGAAATCGCGACGCGCGCGCCGAAATCGCAAGTTCACGTTTCGCAAATCCCATTCACAACCCGTCATCGTGCTCGTACGCACTTCCCGCGTAGAAATTTACGTGCGTTTCGTAAATGTGTATTGCAATTTACGTTTTGTGCGTATACGTTGCTTTCATCAACAGACGGCCACGCCGGGAGATGAAAGCGATGATGATCAGCTTCGAGTGCGAATACGAATTTGACGAACTCCGCGTCTTCGGAGACGGCATGATGGCCTACGGAAAGGCAACGCTGGTCGAGGATGGCGACGCATTTATCGTCTCCGAAATCGCGCTTGACGGCGGCACGAGGTTTACCCGCAGCGGCACTGGCCCTCTCGGAAGCGAATTTAGCCGGCGCCTTTTCAACCTGATGGCGGTCGAGATCGAGAACAGCGAGGGTGCTCAGGACTTCTTCAACGAAGCCTTCGCCAACCACCACACGCCCGACGAGGATCGCGCCTACCAGGAATGGAAGGATCGCCAGCTGGATGACCAGTGGAGCGATCGCCAGTTGGAGGCAGCCGAATGAAGGACTGCCCCGCCGCGGCCTTCGGCTGCTCCTGCAACCGATGCGTCAAGCCTGAGCCGGACCTGACAGCCCTGATCCGGTTCAACCGCGCGACCTACGCCACTGCAACATTCCTCATTCTCCTCGCCGTGCTGCTCGGCCTCATGGCCGTGGGGCTTCTTAGAACCGAAGGCGCAATGCAGCGCGCCGCCATCATCAACCAGGAAAACATCGTAATCACGAAAGGACCGACGTCATGGCATTGAAAATTACTCGCGCATCCGACCCGATCACAGTCGATCGCCTCAATATGGTCATCTATGGCCCGCCCGGTATCGCCAAGACCTCCTTGGCCTTCACGGCCGAAGCACCGCTATTGCTAGACTTCGATAACGGCAGTCACCGCGCGGCCAACCGGAAGGACGTTGTCCGCGTCACTTCGTGGGCCGACATTACGAACATCGACGCCGGCGACCTGGAGCCATTCAAGACCATCGTCGTTGATACCGCCGGACGGGCGCTAGATTCGCTGTCGGTCGATATCATCAAGGCCAATCCCAAGCACGGTCGCGGCGGCGCGCTGACGCTGCAGGGCTTTGGCGAACTCAAATCCCGGTTCGGCGCCTTCCTCAAGCTGCTCAACAGCTTCGGTAAGGACGTCGTTCTGATTGCCCACATGGACGAGCAGCGCAGTGGTGACGATGTGATCGAGCGCCTTGATGTGCAGGGCGGCTCCAAGGGAGAGATCTACAAGACTGCGGATGCCATGGGGCGCCTGATCATCGAGAACAAGCATCGCTGGCTTCTGTTCTCTCCGACCGACGCCGCCTTCGGTAAGAACCCCGGCCAGCTTGACCCGCTCAAGGTGCCGCACTTCGAGGACGCAGACTTTGAAGGATTCCTCGGTCGCGTCATCCAGCAGACCAAGGATCGCCTCAACGAAGCGTCTTTGGCGCAGAAGGAAGCAGCCGCAGAGCAGGAATGGTTCCGGGACGCTATTTCCAAGATCAACTCAGTCGACCAGTTGAACGGACTTCTCGGCCGTGTCGCGAATGCACCCAAGGCTTGCAAGGTCATGATGCGCGACAAGGCAACCGCAATTGGCGCTCACTACGACACGTCTCGTAACGAGTTCGTCCTCAGCAGCAAAGAGGCCGCCTGATGCTTGCGCGCGTCTCCAACATCGAAGCTTACCGCCAGTGGAAAAACTGGCGGCCGCTCTTTGACGGGCAGGAAGAGCCGACCGTTGAAGACCTGGTAAGGTTCATCACGGTTGATGAGCCTTCCGCAGCCATGAGGGCCGGAACGGCGTTCCATCGGGCCATGGAACTCGCCCAGGACGGCGAACACGAGGAGTTTGAGGCGAACGGATATCGCTTCATCCTTCCCGACGCCGAGCTGTCGGTTCCGGCCGTCCGCGAGATGCGGGCTTACGGAACCTACGGTGGTCTTGAGGTGACCGGCCAGGTCGACGCCATCCACGGCAAGATCGTCTTCGATCATAAGACAACGAGCAAGTTTGACCCGGAACGGTATCTCGACGGTTGCCAGTGGAAATTCTACCTCGACCTTTTCGAGGCAGATCAATTCCAGTGGAACATTTTCCTCATCAAGGAAGAGGAGCCGCAGGTATACCGAGTTGCCAAGCCGCATGTCCTAAAAGCGTATCGGTATCCGGGCCTCCGCGCCGACTGCGAAGCTCTGGCGGCAGATTATCTCGCCTTTGCGCGTGAGCACCTCACGCTTCCGGCTGCCACCAATCAGAACGATATCGACGCGATCCGTCAACATCCGCTGATGGCGTGCTGACCCATGACCCAGAGGAAGCAAACGTTCATCCTGATCAACGACCGTGTGCGAGAAAATGCGCTCTTAGCCATTGCGGCTGCCGGCGAAGGCAGCGCCGTAACAATTGGTCCGAAGACCCGCAGCGGCGACCAGAACGCTAAGTTTCACGCGATCTGCACCGATATAGCCAACTCCCATATGACGTGGGCCGGCAAGAGGCGCGATGCTGAGGCGTGGAAGGTTCTTCTGGTTTCCGCCCATACCGTGGCGACGAAGAACGATCCTGGCGCTCCAAAGCCTGAAATCGTTCCCGGCCTCGAAGGCGAGTTCGTCAACATTCGCGAAAGCACGGCGCGCATGTCCGTTGGCCGTGCTGCCAGCCTGATCACCTACGCCATCGCATTCTGCGACACAAACGGCATTCACCTCTCGGAGACGATCCGTGGCGGCTTCCATGATGGCGCCAACGACTGGAGGGCAGCATGACCGAAGCGTTGAAGTACACCCCCGGCCCTTGGGCGTGGTTCGGCAACGCCAGCAGCAACTACGTCTATCTCGCCACCGTTCACGGCGGCCGCCGCTATGTCATGGACTTCACGCGCTGGGGCATGCGTGGCGCTCAGCCTCGCTTCCAGCCCGCCAAGCGCGGCATGGTCGATGCGAAGGACCTGCTGCAGTTCGAAGTTGGCGACCGGTCCATCGTCGGTATTGAGGATGCGAAGAAGGACGGCAGCGTCTACCGCTACGATATTCGAGGCATCAACTGCGCCGACGCTTGGTTGATCGCGGCCTCTCCTGAACTTCTGGACGCGCTGAAGGATGTCGTCTGCGCCTTCGCCATGAACAATGCCGAGCCGGCAGAACTTTTGCGCGCACTCGCCCAGCCTATCGAAAAGGCAAGTGCGGTGATCCGCAAGGCGGAAGGCGGTGCGGCATGAAGAACCCGTTCCCTGTCAACCTTCAGACATCCGAAGAAGTGCGCAAGGCTGGATGGCAGGCGGAAACCCGCGATGCTGACGGCCACCTATGCCGACTCCATGCGCCGTTCGAGACCGACGAGGACATAGTCTGGCTTGTGCGCGAGGCGCTGGAGAACGGCGAGACCGTAACAATCTGGCCAGCGCAAGGCGGTGCAGTATGACCGCTCTCAAGGCATATTCCGTCCTTGAGAGGGACGAATACACCGGCGACATCTATTTCGCGCCGAGGGCGATCGTCGCCGCCAAAGCCGGCGCGAACGAGTATGGTGACGGCGAGCTGTCCTACATCCAGTGCCGCCGCGCCCCTTGGGCCGACGCATTCGCCGGCAAAGGTGTTCCTGCAAAAGTCGCGGTCGACCACGGCTGGCACTTCGAGTGCCACGGCTGCGGAATCCAAATCGATAGTGACCTTGAAGAAGAACACCGCCTGCCCGTCGACGGCATCGTCGGCACCATGCACGGCGCCGTCTACTGCTGCGCCCGCTGCAAGTGGAAGCACATGAAGCGCGAGGCGAGGCGCAAGCAGGAAGAGGCGGCGGCGATCGAGGATTTCAAAGCGATCGTCCGCGCGAGGTTCCCCGATGCTGACTTCGCCGACGACGAATCCGAGTTCCGCGGTCACCACGCATACGTGACGCGAGCCGACCGCTCGTGCTTCTGGCATCGCGGCCAGGTCATCGTCGCCTTCCGTTTTCCCGGCATGAAAATTGGCCCTGCGCACTTCCGCCTGGAGTCCTACCACCGGATCGGTCCGCCGATCGCCGGCTACACCTGCTGCAACGGCGACCGTGGGGCCTTCGAGGCTTATGCCGGCGCAACGAGGGCAAGACGATGACCGGCACCGTTCGCTACTTCCACGGCGGATACGGCGGCCTGACCGTCGGACAGCTCGTGCTGCCGCCGGCTATAACGAAAGCACCGTCGACCGCGCGCTACGGCGCCGCCGGCGTCTGCAACACCAACAAGGTCTATGTCTGCACCGATCAGCACGGCGCGCTTCTCTACGCCTGCATGCATTGGTCCGGTTGCGGAAAGGTCTATGAGGTCGAGCCGATCGGCGAGTTGAGGCCGGATCCTGACGCAGCGCGGGAGGGCTTCTCCTTCGAGTGCGACAAGGCCCGCGTCCTGAGAGGGATCCGGGTGCGCGGGAAATTCATCAAGCAGGTTCAGCGAGACATGCTCCGGGAGGCGGTATGAGCGCTTCATTCGACAAAGCCTCGATCATGTCGACGCTGACCGACGGCATGAAGATGAAGGCCCAGATGATCAAGAAGGGCCTCTCGGCCGCCCGCGTCCGCTGCCCGCAGTGCGACGGTTTCCTTCACGCGCGCCTCGCCGGCCGGAAGAACCACCTTCGGTTCTGGTGCGACGGCCCGTGCAAACGACAGATGATGGAGTAGACCATGGCATTTCGCATTGCCAATTCGATCCGCCCGGATCCGACACCAGCGCGCAGGCCGGCGAAGAAGCCCGCCTATCTGGCGTTTATTCACCACCTGCCTTGCGCGGTCTCTGGCGTCTACGGCGTCCAGGCTGCGCACGTCTCCTATACCAGCCAATGGCACGGAGCATATGGGCGCGGGAAAGGGACAAAGGTTCCCGACCGGTTCGCACTTCCCCTGTCGCCCTCTGAACACGCCCTGCAGCACTCCGGCAAGCTTGGATCGGAGCGTGATTACTGGGCCTCGAAGGGGATCGATCCACACGAACTCGCAAACGCACTTTGGGGCGTGTTCTGCGACTTTGACGAGGCAGAGGCGATCGTCAGATGCACCGCCATCATCAACCAGCGATTGGCTTCAGTCGGCGCGCTCCGGTCGAGGGACGAGGTATGAGGCAAATAGTCGAGAAGATCGCCCAGGTAGCCAATGCCGTCGGTTGGCAGGCAGGTGAGCCGGCCATGGAGCTCGCCGGCCAGATCGTTTCGGTCCTCGCCGCCAACCCTGAGCACATCGAACGCTTCATGAGCGATGGCGCCGAGCTTTTCCTCGACGGCACATTCAACGCCGAAAACGGCTGCCTCACCTATCGTTCCATCGGCGGCGATGTCCTCAGCCCGTCCGTCCTTCGCGCGAAGAAAGGCATGCAGCAATGAGCGAATTCCCTGAAGGCGTGATGAAGCTGGCGAGCGAGACCGTGAAAGAGAACTTCGAGTGCGGAGAGCCGTGGTCAAAGAGCATCGCGCGCGCGATCATGGCCGACCGATCCGCCCGCTCCACCCCTCCCGCAGCGGCGAATTCCCCGATCACGCCAATTGTCAACAAGAACGGCAGTGGAACGAACAGTGAAACGCCGGAAAAAACCTGCCCAAATGACCCTAAAAGTGGCTCTAAAAACTGGAACATCGCCCCCGCCGATACGGACGGCGCGCAGAGCGAAGCCGAGGCATTCGACACGATCGTTGCCGCCCGCAAAGCCTACGTTGATGCGGTAGCTGCTTACAACGCTCGCTTTGAGTTCGTTCGCGCGGAACGGGAGCGTGGCAACTGGCTCAATGTCGATCCCGAATATGCCGCGATGTCGGAAGCTCAATCTGCATTCTATTGCACAGTCCAGGAGCTTGCCGATGCCGCCATCCGCCAGCGCGCCGAGGAGAAGCCATGATCCCCGACCTGACCAACGCCACCCCCGCCACGCGCGAATACTACGCTCTTCCCGAGGAGATCCGCACGGTAGCAAAGGCTATAGCCGGTCCGCCTCGGCCGATGACCCATATCGAAGTCCTGTTGGCGATCGGGACGGCGATCGCAAATGAGCGGGAAGCGGCGAAGAGAGGCGAAAGATGAGAGAACGTCGCCAATCCCTCGTTCCCCCAGGCAGCTGGCCGCCTCGCATGTCCGCTGACATGGCTGCCGGGTATTGCGGGGAAAAGCATGTCGAAGATTTCCTCGAGCGCGTCGGAACGACCTATCCGAACCCGCGCATCGTTGACAGCACGCGACGGAAGTTCTGGTATCGTGAGGATCTGGACCGGGCGATGAACCTCGGCACATCGACGATGTCCTCAGGATTGGGAGCGAAGTTCCGTGAAAAGATCAGGGAAAAGCGGAACGGTGGAACTGCCTAAGCACGTGCACCGCGTCATCAAGCGACGCGCCAACGGTTCGCAAACCGTCTACACCTTCTACACAAGGTTTCGGAACACCAAGGAGGCGTGGCCGTCGATCGCCCTTCCGGAACCGCTCGAGAAGGAGTTCTCCGAACGCCTGTCGATCTGTGAAGCCATGGCCCGCGATGAGAAGGGCTTTCTGCTGGACGGCAAGCGGCTACCGGACCTGAAGAGCAAAGAGTTTTGGCCCGAGGCCACGAAGGCACACGAAGCATTCATCCGCCGTGGCCGCCAGGGCATCAAGGATTTCAAGGCGCTCGTCGAAGCCTTCCAGAGCGAGACCAACCCCTTCTGGACCAAGCTGGCGGCTTCCACCCAGCGCGGCTACCGAACATCTGGCGACATCATTAAGGAGACATGGGGAGACGACCTTCCCGTCGACTTGACGACGGTCGACGCGCAGGACGCGATAGACGCCCTCGGAGAGACGCCGGCGAAGGCAAACCAGTTCCGAGCATTCCTGTCCCGCCTGATGGCGTGGGGCGCCTCCCGCGGCTACTGCAAGACCAACGTCGTGGAGATGACGGAAAAGATACCTGGCGGAGAACCGTGGGTGCCGTGGCCGAACTGGGCTTTTGAGATCCTGCTGGAGCACGCACCGTTCCATATGCAGATGATCGCCATGTCGGCATTCTTCACCGGGCAGCGCCAGGGCGATGTGCTGGCTATGACGAAGCCGAAGGCCGGCGAGAACACGATCGCCGTTCGTGCGCAGAAGACGGGAAACACAGTTTGGATTCCGATCCACTTCGCCTATCGGAAATGGATCGATCGCGTGCCGACGTCCGATAGCGTGATGCTGCACGCCGGCGCTCGCGCCACGTCATACAAGAGCCCCGACGGTTTCCGGACCGAATGGCAGAAGCTCATGGCGAAGGACGCGTTCAAGCCGTTCCGAGAAAACCGGATCGTCTTCCACGGTCTGCGCAAGAACGCTGTGATCAATCTGCTGGAGGTTGGCTGCACCGAGAACCAGGTCGGAGCGATCTGCAACATGTCGGCGCAGATGGTGCAGCACTACGGCCGAGAGGTGGCTTTGAGGAGCCTGGCGAAGGACGCGATGAAGCTCATGGAAGCACGCTGGAGCGAGATCGAGCCGGCGGCTTTCAGGAACAAGAACGGAACGTGA